ATTATCAGTCTCAATTAGAAGAATTTTCTCAAATCATGGGCCAAGGCATGGCTCCTACAATGCCACCCATTGTGTCTTCACCCGGTTGTGATGACGGCATTTTTCCGTTCGAGACCCCAGATGCAGTAGCCATGGTTACTAAAGGTATCAACAGTAATTTAAAATTATTGCAAATGAATTTTACGACTGACATGATGGGCAACGGAGGCCTTTTTGGCGGACTCAACCAAAGCAAGTGGGGTTTCATGAATATGATCCTCTCTGATACCTATGGAAAACCTTTGACCAATCATCATCGCAAAGTTGCGAATGATCGAGGTGCTCAAACATATGTCGATATGTATGTCAAGGGCCCTGGTGTCGATTCCGGCGATGCATTTTGGAATGATTATGACGAGATGAAAGATCAATATGGAGCTTATCCAATCGATGTCGCCGGCTGGCTGCAGAAGGAACTAGGCCGAGTAGAGCCTGTATTTGACTCAAGTAACAAATTGATCGAATCCAAGCGATTTGAAATAGATCAAGGCCGCGTAAGTGACTTCACCGCGCTCGGTGGTATAGACCGTCTTTCCTACACTGGCGCGCAGTATTATAATATTCAACTGCAAGTAGATTTTGAAGAGGACCAAATCTTCATTGTGGAGAAAGACAGAAAAGAGTCCGCGGATGTTACATTAGACTTTAGAGATAACAACGCAGGCTTGGCATCTATGGGCGTTACTAGTTGGGGATGGGGCTTTGATATAGAAATGTATTTATCCGAATTTGCCCCCACTCGACGCCCAAGCCAATTTACTGGCGCCGGAGTGGATGCTGTTGGTCATCCGGCACCTACATGGGAACTCACAGGAAGTATAGCTAACCGGCCGGACGACAACGCAAGAATAACCATATATGAGCTTATAAATGATGACGCGGATTATAAATGCCGCTTTAGAAAAGTAAAGGGCGCCTCAACAGGAATCGATTCAAGCCCCGAAAAGCTCTATGACTTTTTAGCAGTTGACAATACCTTTGAACAAATAGGTAATATAAATCTTGACAATTATCCAAATTTTCTAGGAACATTTAAAACCAAGCAAGATTACCTGCCTCAAGTAGTTTTATTGCACGAGATTGCTAGAAACAACGGCGCCTCGATAAGCAAAAATGACATTAAAGCGGCCCACGATCTCTACATGTCTTCGTTAATGTCACAGATTAAAACAACGATTTCCGGCAATAATATTCCATTTAGGTACGGCGCCAGCTTCGAAGGTATATCAGAAGACGATGTAAAATATGTTGTTAACAACGGACAAACCTTGTCAGATGGGGGTACTCGCTACAGAAAAGCTAAAATAGAAGATGAAGATGGCGGTGATCGCAAAATCAAGAGAAGCGATCAAATACTAGGGATTAGCCTCATGCAATATAACGTAGAGCAAGGTATCCAAACCGGCCCCAATCGAGTATTTTATTTGGATCCCCACACTTATGGTGGCTCTTTTATGAATCCTCCGATTTATATTGCTCCTATGGCAAACCAAGGCTGGCTTGGCCTCTTTGATATTCTGTTTCCTGAATATTCTGTATGTGGTAGTGGCCAGGATAATGTTGATTTAATTGACTTCGGAGAGTTATCCAAAATTATTGATGATGCTTATCCAACGATGCCCGTAGACGAGAGGTTAAAAGGCGATCCCGATTGTCAATTTGAACCCCCTTATCACCGTATTTTAGAAAGAAGTGCCGCGGCCGGCCTCGAAGGGATCTTGGCTGCTGCAGTACGGATATATGCGACTGTGCATTTTATAAAATCCATAGCAACGTTTAGCACAATTAAGCCTGATTTTAAGGAAAACTTTAGCACTATCTATGCTCAATATATTATTTCTCGGATGGAAGAGCGCTTTCGAGAGGCACAGGCGCCTGCTTCAGAGTTTTTTAATACATTTAAAGATGATGAATTTTGGTATGTATTTTTAGAACAAGCAGTTCAGAATTATTCTCGTAAAATTGAGCGTACTGGAGAGGCTCCTCCTTCAAATGTGAGCGCAGCCTTAACAACGATTAATAATATGATAGAAAGCTATGATAATCCATCGAAAAAAGATATGGATGCCGCCCGAAAGCTTGGCGATTTTAGAGAGGTACAAACTCCTTTCGATGGAATATCGGCTTTAGAGGAGTATAGATATAAGAAAAATCTTGAAGCAGTCATGGACACTGAAGATGAAGCCAAAATCGTTCTACAAGAATTGGTAACTGAACAATTAGATATTATAGCTACCAAATTTGAGAAAGCCATGAAAAAGATGGATATGGCGCCCTCTATTAATGATATAGCATATTATTTTCTCCAAAATTTAACTCAAGGCGCCAATGGTTTAGACCTGGAGAAAGAAATAAAAGAAGAAATCCAAGACCTCCCAACCGAAGGAGAAAATATTTATACCCCCGGCGGAGAATTATATGTGTTGGAGAAGCACGATGAAGACAGTGGTTTTGAGGCGGGGGNATGATGGGGATCCTCAATATATGGCCGGCGAAGAACATGTTTTTGCCGCTCACGATGTTTTAAATCCGATGGGTAACAAGACCATTGTTCCTATCGGAAACGTTGAAGACTACAAATTCCGGCCGGCCCAGGATCCTGCAAAGCCCTTCGCCATAGAAAAATATATTAGCATTGACGATGTTAAATACAGTTCCAGTACCGCGATTAATAAAATTAAACAACACGACAACTCACTAAACATCTCAGAAGTATATCCTGGCACCCTTGAGCATGTGGTAGATGCAGGCGGCAGAGTTGTGGGCCTCAAAGGAAAACTTGGAGTGCGGTATGGATTACAGTTTTCGTTAGTGGTCGAAGGCGAGAAAGTACCACTCACCACCGTAGAAATTGATGCATTGGACTTACCGATTTCTAAAATAGCTCCTTTTGAAGGAAATAGCAAAACACTTTTATGTTTGCTCAACCTTCTCAAAGACGACCATACATTTAAATTAATATATAAATATATTTTCCCCTTAAATAAAATTAATGCACTTTGGGCAGTCTATAATGATATGGGATTTTTAGCTTCTATTGGCGAGATTACTGTTGGAAAATCGGACGCTTTGGGGGGAGATGATATGGATAAGAAACCCGGTTTGTGGGTTGATGTAGATAGGGATGGAAATGCAACCGTTAATGAAGGGGCCATGGGCTGGGCCGAAGTGTGTAAACGCCGAAAAGGTGGCGCTTTTGTGCTTGATTGGGATGATTGGGATCGAGAACTTCTGAGTAATTCGACCCACAGACTAAAGAAAATGTTTAAAAATTATTATCATTCACGAACGTTTTCCACAGAGATAAATTTGGATCCCGAAGACGATCCTTCTTGGATTTGGTTTACCGATTTGAGAAACCGTATGAGACCATCACCAGGAGTAAGATTGTTGCCGTGGTGGAAGCGAAGAAGAATCAGAAAGGGTGTCCGGGACTCAAAAGGTAATTTCTGTGATTAAAAATAGAGAGTTGGTGATATTTATATAAAAGGGAGAGATATATGTCGTCCATTGGTGTAAGACTTCCATTGACATTAGATTCTGGGGATGGGTTTACCATGAACAAATCTATGGCCAGGGTGATACAACAAAACTTTAAGATGCTCTTATTAACTGATAAGGGTGAAAGAGTTATGAATCCCAACTATGGGGTAGGAGTAAAACGGTTTTTATTCGAGAACGATCATCTAAACTGGCAAAATCAGTTAATAGATTCTATTAACTCCCAAACCACAATTTATATGCCTTATGTCATAATTGAAGGCATTGATGTGGCACCTTCGCCAACAAATGCAAACCGAGTTAATATAACGATTAAATATAGGATTAAGGGCGTAAATATTACAGATTTTATAGCGCTTACTATTTAAGAAAGGAGAAATAATCTATGTCCGATCATCAAAAAAAGATAGTACCAATTGACTATACCCATAGGGATTTTGAGTCTATCCGCGGCGACCTGATGCAAATTGCAGAAAGGTTTTATCCTGATTCCTTTCAGGATTTTAGCGAGGGTTCTTTCGGATCCTTAATGTTAGATGCCGTAGCATACGTCGGAGATCAGTTATCCTTCTACTTGGACTATAATGTAAATGAATCATTTTTAGATACGGCCTATCAGTTTTCAAATGTCCTCCGGCATGGAAGGATATTGGGATACAAGCCATCAGGATTGGCCACAAGCTATGGAACCGTTTCTTTATATATGTTGGTGCCGGCCTCTTCTACGGGCCTAGGCCCAGATAAGTCTTATATTCCCATTATTAAAGCTGGGACTCGGTTTTTGTCTCAAACAGGGATTAATTTTTTATTAACGGCGAACGTAGACTTTAATGATCCAGCTTATACCACCATTGTAGCTCAAGCAGATGCAAAGGGCGCCCCCACATTTTATGCCATCAAGGCCGAAGGAACTGTAGTATCTGGATTTTTTAATCAAGAAACAGTTCGCATCGGCGCATATCAGAGATATAAGAAAGTTAGGCTCCGGAGCGCCAACATTGCAGAAATAACTTCAGTGGTTGATTCCGAGGGTCACGAATACTTTGAAGTAGATTATTTGGCTCAAGATATGGTTTATAAGGAGATTACGAATAAGAACTATAAAAACGATAACGTACCTTCAATTCTAAAGCCTTACTTGGTTTCACGAAAGTTTGTGGTTGAGCGCGATAGCCGTGGTGTGTATCTCCAGTTTGGAAGTGGAAAGACCGGAGAAACAAATGTGGTAGCTGATGTTCAGTCAGTCGCTTTAGATATTTTCGGAAAGGATTATATTAGTGACACTACATTTGATCCGACTCGATTAAGTAAAAATGAGAATTTCGGAATCGTACCATCTAATACCATTTTATATATTTCTTATAGAGGAGCAGATCCTATCAATGCAAACGTCGCTGCAGGCGCA